ATATTAAACTTATTAGTATTGGAGCTAATAGAGTTAAACTAGGTATTGAATCACCTAAAGAATACGTAGTTCTACGAAAGGAATTAGTAAATGTCCCAAGATAAATTAATTCGATTGATTCTTAATAAGGTAGAAGCAGAAGCTAAACAAGAATCTACTAAACCCCATACCATAGGAGTATATAGAGCATCTGAAATTGGTGGTTGTTCTAGAGCACTACAATATGCAACACTTAACTATCCAGCAGAAGGGTTAACACCAGAGACTCATCTTATCTTTAAAGATGGACATATTCATCATAATGCTGTTAGAGAATTACTCGGTAAGATTGGTACCATGAGTAATGTAGAAATGACTATCTCTAAACAGTATAAACACGATGGTCAGAAGTTTACTATCACTGGTACATGTGATGGTGTATTTGATGATGAAGTCTTTGATGTTAAGTCTATCTCTACTTTTAGATTTAAGTATCTAGATAAGAACTTCCCTGCTGACTATCTTAATTACGTAGATCAGCTTCAAATCTATATGGATATTCTTGATAAGAAAAGTGGGTTCATTCTCTTCAAGGATAAGAATAGTGCAGAGCTTAAAATTAAGAGACTTATGAATGACCCTGAGCTAATGAATAGTATCCTTACTAGAGTAGCTATTATTCATAAAGGGATTAAGGCTAAAGAATTAGTAAAAAGACCATATGGTAGAGATACATGGCATTGCAAGTTATGTTCTTATAGACTTCAATGCTGGAAATTATCTATGGATGCTAGACATTGGGGTACATATGCTAAAGATAAGAGAAAAGAAGAGTTAATTAATAAACTAAAGAAGGCATCTGTATGAATTTAGAAGAGTTAGATATTGCCTTAGACAAACGTGGGTACAATTTAGAGCAAGGAAATTTACCTAATAAATCTGGAGTATATCTATTTACTATAGGGGATTCTATAATATACATAGGCGCCAGTACAAACCTTAGAATAAGGTATGTAAAACACCAAGGGACTCCTTGGTTCCAGTTACTTAAAGACTATGTACATCTTAATGTATATTGGATTAAAACAATTAAGTTTCATGACTTAGAAGAGTTTCTTCTTAGGTTATGTAAACCAAAACTAAATAAAATTAATACTTCCCATATACACTGGACATTAAAATATAAAACTAAAGTTAAACATAAACCTAAGATTAGACATAGAGATAAGAAAGGTAGGTTTATATGGACCAATGTTTAGAGAACGCACGGCACTGGGGCGCTAACCCGTATCAGGCTTCCAAGGTTGCCCGTACACGGGCTCTAGTGGCATCATTGGCCAAGGACGCTAGCGGAGGCTCCGACTCGATTGTGAGGCATTCTGGGAAGCCGGGCAGGCCGAGGATTAAATAACATATGGAAATGCACTTATTAGAGTTTAGGATATTATCATTACTAAGAAATAGAAATATGTATCTTAAGTATTCTCCTATCATTAAAGATTATCTATTTGAATCTAAGCATACTAAATATATCTATAAGCTGATCATATTCTATCATGTTCATGCAAAGGGTAGAGTTCTTGCTCCACTCTCTTCTCTATTTGCCTTAGTTAATTCTAGGGTAAAAGAGAATGAAGCTGATAAGTACAAGGATATTATTAGAAAGATTAAGAAATTTCCTTTAACAGATGAAGCTATTGCTGATGATGTGGTAAAGAGATTTGCTAAAAGACAGTTACTTAAGATTACAATTCTAGATGCTGTTCATTCTCTAGACCATGAAGAAGATATTGATATTAATAAGTTAAGAGGAAGATTAGATGAAGCTTTACTTGTGGATTCTACTGAGCTTCTAGATACTGCCTATGATTATTATAGTAATCCTCTTAAACGTCTAGATCATGATAGAAAAGAAGAAAGAATAGCAACATTATTATCTCCAGAATTAGATAAGGCTATGCGAAGAGGATTAGCTGGCGGGGAAATTGCAATTGTAGTAGCTCCTACATCTGTGGGTAAAACTCTCTTCTTAATTAATATAGCTTATAATGCTATGAGGCAAGGTAAGAAAGTATTATATGTCACACTTGAATTAAGTGGCAAGAAAATAGCTGGGAGATTTGATCAGCTAGTTACTAAGAAACCCATAGATTATATTGAGATGCATCCTGGTATTGTTTATCCTGCAATCAAGAAACTAAAGAATAAAGGGGGAGGGTTAAGGATTAAGGATGCTGTAGCTAATAAACTCTCAGCTAATGAACTGGGTGTATATTTAGAGAGGCTAAGAAAGACCTTTGAGTTTGATATGGTAATTGTAGATCAAATAGATTTGATGTACTCCCCCAAGGAATATAAAGAAAGACGGTATGAACTTTCGTCTATCATTATTGCATTACGACGGCTTGGAGCCACATTTAATATTCCTATATGGTCCGCAAGTCAAGCGACCAGAATTGCTGGTGCAGCGGGGACTACTACACTATGGGATATTTCAGAAGATATTGGTAAAGCTAATTGGGCAGATGTTATTATTACTTTATCTCAGCAACCTGAGGATAAAGAAGAAAATGTGATATGGTTAAATATGGCTAAGAATAGAATTGGGGAAGGTAATCCTAATGTTCTATTGAATGTTAACTATAGTCTTATGCAGGTAAAAGGAACTACATTAAGAAAGAAGGAAAAGAATGCAACATAAATTTTCTGTAATTACTATTGAAGTGTATGGGTTTTGTGAGAAATGTAAGAAACTTGTATCTGGTAAACAACTTATCTCTATTTCAGAAACACAACATGCTAATCCTAATGGAGAAGTTATAAGAAGTTTAAAGCTTCAGAAAGCATATGAAGAGTTTGAAAATCATGAGTGTACAATATAAAAGGAGAAAGAAATGGCAATCTCTAAAATTCATATTTTTATGCCAACTGGAAAAACTTTTACTTTTAAAAATGTCAAATACTATCTTGATAGTGAGAGTGTAATTACTTTTCAATATAAGGCTATGTCAGATGGACTACTAAAGAGTGTAACATTCTATAAACATAATGTTGTAGGGACTTCTCTGTGTTTGGAATAGATCTAGGTATAACAGTCTCATCAGTTACCTGTATAACAGGGAATGGTAAAATACTAGATTATACAATCTTATTTGGTAACACTAGAGATCGTAATGATTGGAATAGAGTTACTACTATGTCAGATGCAATAGTAGAGAGTATCAATGCTATATGTAGAGGACACCCTGGTACAATCATACAACCCTTTGTAACTATTGAGGAACCCATCTTTGCATATAGAGTTAGAAATCCCAAGTCATATCTTAATCTAGCTCAATTATATGCACTCCTCAGAAACAAATTAGAGAAAAGAAATTTTACTATTTACTCAGCACATCCATTAGCTGTTAAATCAGTAGCTAAAGGAATGTCTTTCAAGAATAAAAAGTTAAAGACTAAGTATTCAGTAAAAGGAAAATTAACTAAAGATGGAATGCTTAGAGCATTTACTAAAATTAATGGACATGAGCCTAAGTACTCAACAAAGGTTGGAAGGGAGACATTAGCAGATTCATATTTTATTGCCCATGTAGGATTGGACCGCAGGAGATTAGGTGTTAAATGAGAAGAAAACCTACAGTTAAAGAAAAGAATAAGTTAGCACATGGGATATTGAAGAGAGTGTATAGACGTATGCAAATGAGAGGAGTTAGAATTCTACAAATAGCCAGAAAGAAAAAGAGAAGTACTACTCTATTATATAGAGCATATACTTGGGAAGAAGCGTGTAGAATGATTGAAATAGAAATGGGGGCATTAGAATGTCAGACAAAGAAGATCAGTCCAATGTAGATGTAGATTTTATAGAAGAGTTAGATACACCAGAGATGTATAAACAAAGTGCTGGTATGTTTGCGGAGTTATGGGGCTGGGTAGAAAAGAAGATATATAGAACTAATAGATTAAAGGGTTGGTTAACTGTAGAAAGGAGGGATGGAGAGTTAATAGCTCTTATTCACTCAGAGGTATCAGAATGTCTAGAGTATCTTAGACATGATAATCTAGCTAGTGACCATGTTCCTGAAATTAGTGGAGCAGAAGAAGAGTTAGCTGATGTTATTATTCGTATCATGGACATAGCTTATATGCATAAGTGGAATATTCCTAAGGCACTATTCTTAAAGATGGAATATAATAAGACTCGTCCTTACCGCCACGGAAAAAAGTTTTAAAGTAGGGAGGATTAAGATGTTAGAAGACTGTCCTAAATGCCATGACTCGGGACTTCAACCAATTTATCATATAAATAGTTCTAAGTGTATTAATGCAATCTGTATTACCATTGATGATGGGGAACATTTACATTATAAATGTAAGTGTGGTTATGATTTTATAAAGAGTGTTAAAGAAGGTGAGGATAGATAATTATGTATGCCCACGTAGTCCAATTGGCAGGAGACAGGAGACTTAAAATCTCCACAGTGTGGGTTCGAGTCCCACCGTGGGCAATTTGTTTTAACATGGAGGTTATAGTATGTTAGCCTTAATATTAGCTACAGTAGTATCTTTTACATTACCAACTAGACAGGCTAATCTTCAAGACTGCAATCCTAGTTTTAATTCTCTCACAGCTTTAGACTCTGTTCAAGTTTGGTATAGACCAGTAGGTATAGCAGATTCTATTTTAGCTTTATCTGCACGTGTTGTAGGAATGATGGGGGATACTTTATCTGTAAGTATTTCTTCTCCCATTCAAGTAGATGTATGGGCAAGAACACATAATAATATAGATTGGTCTTGTTCTAGTCATCTTATAATTAATTATGGACTTAGTGTTCCCCATCTACTTAGATCTAATTTAAGAACAGGTAAAATCTATACTGTTACAGGTAGTGTTGGAGATACTACAAAGACAGGTGTCTATTTTATAGTACAATCTAATGGATTAATTAAAAGAGTAATTATAAGGAGGTAAATAATGAGATTCCCACGTGTTGCCTGTTACGCACGTTGTAGGACTTCAGGACTTCCCTATATAAATGAAGACGGTTCTCTAAATATGAATCTTCTTAAAGCTCTTTCCCGATATAGTGTTATTACTCTTGATATAGCTCCCTGGTATTCAGTTGATGGATCTATGAAACCAGAAGCTATCTTACTACTAAGACGTTGGAATCCTACAATCAAGATATTAGGTTACTCTCTCCTAACCTATTGGTACAGACCAGCTGATTATGTTCCACCATTAACTGATCTAACATTCCCAGCATCTTGGCATAGAGCTATTATAGAAACTAATGGGTTTATTCCTAATCCAGTATCTGGTTATGAAGTAAATTGGGAAAAGAGAGAAACTGCTGATACTCTTACAGATCTATTATGTAGTGTTGCTTCATCTAAATTATTTGATGGATTTTTTGGAGACTATTTTTCACCTATAATTGATTGGGTAAGTTCAACTCATCCTAACTATACAGCTGAGGGTGATGTTCAACGTGTAATTAATATGCAAAGATTAGTTCGTCATTTACGCAAAGCTGGTGGTCCTGGATTTTTAGTATGTGGAAATGGAGTTGGATTAGATAGAATTGATATTGATGGTACATTCCGTGAAGGATTTCCTAATCCTCTAACAAATTTTGAACAAGCTCGTAAATGGGCACAAGATTCAGAACTTTCTTATGATTGGTTACAAGCAGGAGGAGGTATAACGAATCCTGAAACTCCCGATGCTAGACGATCTGCACGATTTGCTTTAGGAACATCTTGCTTATTGGGAACACTATGTTCATTTGGACCTAATCGAGATATTACATATCCTTATGCAGAATGGTGGCAACCTGAGTATGATCAAAATGGAATAACAGGTTGGCTTGGGGAACCTACAGGTAATATAGAAGATCTTGGAAATAATATCTGGAGAAGGAAATTTGATAATGGATCTGTATTAGTAAATAATAGTAATGTAACTTTCTTATATGAGGAGAAAGGTTCTATAAGTCTTGATCCCTATGATGCTATATTCTTTCAGGAAAAATGATTAAAAACAGGGAGGGAGTAATGAAATGGAAAGGCCTCTATAAACTGGGAATATCAGGGTCAAGAAAGTTTGGTGATCCAAGTAATACTGTTCAGTATGTTGAAAGATTTATTGGGAAGAATTTTCCTACAACAGAAGAAATTGTTATTATTACAGGTGGTGCTTTAGGAGTAGATGCAGCTATTGAATTAATGTGTATGCGAAGAGGAATTAAGAATTTAATTGTACATGCTAGATGGATTGAACTAGAGAAGATTGCTGGACCTAGGCGTAATCAACATATAGTAGATTTATCTACCAGTCTTCTATTTTTCTGGGATGGTGTTAGTAAAGGAACTAGAGATTGTATAGATAGAGCTAAGGCATCTGGAAAAGAATACCAAGTATTTACTAATAATCAGTTGATTAGAGAATTACATGTTAAACCTCCTGTTGAAATTATTGTTCCAAGAAATACAGCTAATAAGGTAGCTCGTAAGATTAGAAGTATAGTTGATGATGCTGATCTAACTGGTTTCTTTAAAGAGGTTAAACTCAGGAAAAAGAAAATTAAATGAAAAAGATAAAGAAAGTAAAAAAGAGAAAGACTAAGATTTATAGACTTAACTTTCATACTAGACAATGGGGTATGTTAGAGAAATATACACCACTCTCTATTAACTTAGTTAAGTATTATATAAATGATATCAAGGATCTTTTCTTGCACAAACCTTGTAAGGTTAAGATATACATTGAAAACCCAATGGGATTTACAAAAGAAAAGATTATTCCTTTACTTATAGGCATGCCTAGCAATGTAAGATTTATTTGGGGAAAGAGAAAGAGGAGACTTAAATGAAAATACGTTCAGAAGATTCAATCCCTAAAGGGTATGGTATAGCATACATACTCTATGATAAGGATTTAGCGGTTGTACTACCTATTCCAATTAATGTAATTGTTAGAAGTATTTTATATATTTATTATATTTTAATAAAAGCAGGTTATCCCAGTAAATGGGAAAAGAAATTAGAGAGTGTATGGGAGTATGGAATAGAGGTAGGTAGAAATTCTAGACAGTCTGAAATTGAGAGTCTAAAGATGGAACGTGATATTTATTTTAACATGATGAAGGAAATGAATAATGAAAGAAAAGTACAAGAGTAAAACTAAAGGACCAATACCAATAGAAAAGATGCATACTGTACATATTATTAATGCAATTAAGAAAGTATCTAAGTTATCATCCTATGATCCAGTTATGAAGGCTAAGTTACAAGAAGAGTTAAAGAGGAGAGAAACTAAATAGTTATATCCCCGGTTAGTTTAATGGTAAAACGGACGCCTTATAAGCGTTTAATGCGAGGTTCAATTCCAGCACCGGGGACCATTGTTATTAGGAGGATACAATGGGTAAAGAAGAAAGGGAAAGTAAAAAAGTCCAAGAGATTGGAAAGTACAATGTAAAGATCACACTAATCTTTATGGGTGCACAAAGTAAGATGTTACAAGAGGTTATTAAATGTAAGATGTGGATACATGCAGAAAACTTCTTAGCAGTAACTTTGTTTGATGGTACTCTAAAAATTGTTTGCTTAGATTAGTACCATGGATTTAATATTAATATGCTCAGCAAAGAGGATATAGGAGAAATAAATTAATGAAGAATCCTTTGTTAGAAACCAATCATAATTACAATTACCCAGAAGCATATTGTTTTATTAAGTATAGAGGTTTTGGTAAAAAAGAGACTATATGGAATAGTAGGGATGGTGAAGTACCAGCTATTATTTATAGTAGAGATGGGATACACCAGTTGATTAGAGTTAAGGAGGTAAAATTAATAAGAAAGATAAATCATATTCCTAAGGATGGGGAATTATATTTTGCTAACACAACAAAAGAGAGAGCCAAGTACCTTGCAAAGAAGATTGTTTATAGTAGATGGAATAATTCTAGATATCCCCTGTGTCAACAATATAGAAATAAGAAAGAAGCAATCTTCTTGATCTATAAGAGTCTGTATGGTAATAGTAAATGCTTTACAATACTAAAGCAAGGTAGAAATATTACTACATACATGAGCAAACAATTCAGGAGTTTCATTTCCTCCCGTTGACCCCTTTCCTTCCCAAACGCTTCAGGATGCCCCACAAACGACTCAGCCCGGCCTTAGGGGATTCCCCTAGGGACCGGGCTGTTTTTCGTTCCTGAGCCATCCTGAGAAGCTTCGGAGCCTGTCCATCCGTTCCCGCCTTGCAGGCTCCACCAATCCCAATAATTATTTTATTACTTCTACCTGTTTAGTATTAAGTGATAGTGTATATCCATCTGTATACGGGGGCATTGGATCTTTAGTTACAACAGTTAAGTTACAATACTCTTCTCCAGCTGTAATACTTTTAACTATACATATAATACTAACAGTATCTCCAATATTAACTAAATTTCCTTTTCTGTCATGCGGCATAATTATTTTCTCCTATACTTACCTTACTATGGTAAAATCTAAGATTACCTCATCATCAAATTTAAATATATTAAAAGCAACTGGATTATCAATCTGTACTCCTATAGCACCAAAAGATGTTGCCATAGCCCAAGTCTTATTTTCTAAAGTACCCCCATAAACTGCTGAAAGTTTAATCCTTTGAGAGAGTATCTGATTCTCTACTCCTTTTAATTCTGCTAGTTCACTCACACGAAATCTTGCTATTAAATCACCCATTTATTGCACTCCCCATTGAGTGATATGCTTTATACTTTCTGGTTCTACTTTGTGGATGTTTAATAGTACCATGTTCTATACCTTCTAAGAGTGCCAACTGTTTCTTAGCATTCTCATGTGTAGAATGTTCTGAATGTTTTTTACCTGTATCTTTGTTAACTACTGAGTAGTAAGTCCCAACTCTTTTGATTTCATATGGCATGTTTATCTTCCAATAAAAAAGGTTTTCTTAAACATTTCCCAAGTATTCTTAGATGCAGAATGAATACCAGTAGCTATAATAGACTGAATAAAACCTAGAATAATAGGATTAAGGAATATAGTAGTACCAACTGCATGTGTCACACTACCTACTGTAGCAGCGTGGGCTGGTGCAGGTAACATAGACCCGAGAGTTGCATTAGATATAATACCAACAATCCAATTAAGCCAGAAAATAAGACCATTAGCTAATTTAGGATTTGATTTAACAAGCTTACCAAAAAGTAATTGTATAACTATAGTAATAATCATACTAAGTGAATTCATATATCCTCCTGTTAAAATTCTTTAGCCTTCTCTTTAATCATGGCTCTAATCTTTTGAATCTCTGCTTTGTCCATTGGTTTCTTATTTCCCTCCTTATATAACTGAGAAGTAAGTTCTTCAATATCAGTATTAACTCTAAGAGCATTTTGTATTCTAGCCTGTTTAGGATCAAACATTTGATTCTTACCTGTTAAGAGTCCAGTCATCTTACTTAATAGGTCTGAGTCTTGTTTAGTCATCTTATCTATTTCATTAAGTAAACGAATTGCTTTTA